TAAACAACATCATATGGATTTTTACCTTTTATTGTACCCTCTGCAGTTTTTAGAGTTCTTAAAATTGCTTTTACTGTTGGAGTTTTATGATCGTAAATTGGAGCTGGACCGTACCAAGATGGTTTTGATATTTTAGTATTTGATTTGGCTCCAAACATTCTACCAATTCCACTCATCATTCCACCTACAATACCACCATCCTTTGCAAGTTGAATGTTATTCACCATCTTTGGCATTCCAGATTTACCAGAACTGCGAATCAACTTCATAAAGAAAGGGGCACCATACTTATCTACTGTTTCTGTTGGAATTACAATTTCTCCAGGTTTTGCAGCAATTAATTGAGTATCTTCTCCAGCCCCAGAAATTTTGAGTCCAGTCGATTCATCAATTGTTCCCCCACCTTCAAATGTAGGAATAATTCCACCAGAATTATGTCCAGTAATGCTTACACCTCCCATTCCAAGTTGTCCTGGATTGAATGCTTTTCCAATCTCATTAAATAAACTTCCTTCTCCTCTTTTTTCTGGTTTGGTTCCCTGTTTCTTAGCAATCTCATTCATTCTATTCTGTTCCATCATATATCCAGCTCCAGCAGCAATTCCAGTCACAGCTCCTGCTGCAACCAATGGATTTTTTGCAACAAATTTTGCTAGTTTAGGAATTGCAAACTTAGCTAATTGAAATGTAAGTTTCGTAACTGTTCCAACAAATGTACGAACAAATGAGCCAAATGGTGTTGCAAATAAAACAAATGCTCCCAATAAAGAAGGCCACCAATCCTTTAAAAATCTTTTTAGAGTTTCTACTTCATCTTTATTTTTTGGATCATTAAACCAATCAGTAAACTTTATGAATGCTCTTCCAAGTAAGGTATAGAAAATAAAGTTCCAAATTTTATCCAAAATACCACGAACAGGCGCAAGCATTTTAGATGCAACTGATACAATTTTTCCAATTCCTTGTTCTAATCCAGACTCTCTTTTTCTTCTTTTTTCATCCTCTCCTTTTTTTCTATCAACTTTTTCTGAATTTTGAAGAGATTTATTTTGAGAACTCAAATCTTTTACAATTACATCCAGACTTTTAGATATAGAAGAAAATACCTTCACCAAAGCACCAGGATCATCTTGCCCCATTACTGGAGTAAGTGGTTTTATTGGTGAATAATTTTTCTTTGAAAATTTAATTAAATTTGATGAAGATATATTTCCTGCTGTGAATTTTTTTCTATTAATTTTAAATCTTCCTATATTTCCTTTGACTCTTTTAAATTCATCAGTAAGAAGAACAATTTCTTCGGTTGATAATTTACTATCAACCATTCTTCCTTCTATAAGTTTTTCACGAAGAAGAGTCAAATAAGTGTCATAGTCAATATCAAATACATCTTCAAGTCCAAGAAGATTTAGAATTCTTTCATCTATAGTTTCTTTTACAGAATCTTCTGGACGCATTCTTTTTCTTTATTTTTTTCTTATTATCATTATTTATTGTGAAGATTTTTGTTTTGCTTTTTCCTCTTCTAAATGTGCCTTCAATAAGGATACATAGACATCTCTTTCCCAAGGGATTAATGTTTCAATTTCAGATAGACTCCATTTATGATATTGAACTAATGAAAAATTTAATTGATAATAATTTTCCAAATCAATATGAACCATCATCAAGCGAAAAAAGATGTTAACCCTTCAAGAATCACTTCACTCTCTACCTTTGTTTTTGGGTTGAGTACTTTTAATTTATGAGATAATTTGGGCATTGTTTCAAAAAACTGTTCAATTTTTTTGAATTGTGATGAATTCATTTGATCCAAGAATTCATTTAGTTCTTTTTTTGTTACGTCTGCAGAAGACCAAACTTCATCTTCAGTATAAATCTTTTCAATACAAGATGAAATTAAGTCAAAAGATTGGTCCATATTATTTGCAGAATTGAAATCAAAACTATTCTTAATGAACTGATCTAATGAAGGATATCTCATTTCAATTGTCACTTTATCATCAATCTTAATTGTTTTTTCGTGATTGTCAAATTTTTGAACTTGAATATCATCAATATTAATTTTTACCGATACTGTGGTTTCTTCATCATCAGGGCAAATGATATTTACATCAAGTTCTTCTCCCACCGATTTTCCACGAATATTTAAAAATAGATATTCAATGTCAAAAGTTGGAAGCACTTCTATTTTAATTCCTTTCGTTTCAATACAGTTTTTGATGACTGTTTTAATTGCTTCTGTAATATTTTTTATATCTTCTGTTTCTAATGCAAGAACAAGTAGCTTTTCTTCTCTTACAAGAAATGGTCTATATTTAATTTCTTTTCCGGTTGATGGTAAAGTCAAAAAATACGATGGTGTAGAAATCTTAGGTAACATAATTTTCTATAAAAGTTTCAGTGTGATTATTTATTAACGATTAATAGCATCATATACACCACCTGCCAAGTCTCCACTATCATATAATTCACCCACTCTATCTGCAAATCTACGGTTAGATTCTGCAAAAATTAATGTTTCATCGTTCGAATTTCCTTGTTGAAACTCTTTATCTAATTTTACTAGTTGAGGAGTATTGAGAAGATATCTTTTGTAAGTAAATGATACTGTACATTTTAATAACTGTGAACTATCATAAGACACTGGCATAGAATTAATTGATATTGGATATGCATCAATGAAAGTGTATTCATTATAAATGGTATAATCTCTTTCAAATTTTTGTATATGTATATCTACCATATAGTCCTTTGGAAATTTCATTCTATAATTATAAGTTGGTTTTTCTTGATCCTTTAGTTGATCTTCACCAACAATCCAAGAAATCCAAGTTTCAAAAAATCTAACTACTTTAAAATCGTGATCGACATAAAAAGTAAAGTCAGCACGGTCATCATACAATCTACGATATGCGTGTCTTTCCGTTACTCCAGTATAATCATTATTAATTTCAATTGTGGCAAGAGAAGAACCTGGAAGAGATGCTTCACAACAATACAACATTAAATCTGTTTCATCAATTTTTGCATTTCTATTATTAAAAAAATTTGTTGAGTTCTTCTTTGCCAGTATTCCTGCAACATTAAAATATGCAGCATAAGTAGATGTCAATGATGGTCTTAATATTTTATCTCTTATGTCAGAAACTTTAAGCTTCTGTGGAGATTGCTTTGACCCAGCCATTTATAAATATTTTTAGTGTATATATTATGTATCACTCATATGGGAGAAAGCAACAAGAGCAGATACAAACCATCCTATCCAGAAAAATACAAAGGAGACCCAGACAATATAATCTGTAGGAGTAGTTGGGAAAGAAAGTTTTGTAGATGGTGTGACTTAAATACAAACGTAATTGCTTGGGGGTCTGAAGAAATTTTCATTAACTATTATAATCCAATCAAAAAAAGAATTTGTAAATATTTTCCAGATTTTATTATTAAACTAAAAGAAGAAACTGGAGAAATTAAAACTTTTGTGATTGAGGTGAAGCCTAAAAAACAAACAGTAAAACCAAAGACTCCATCAAGAAAAACTAAATCCTGGCTTTATGAAATGAAAACTTACGAAGAGAATAAAGCAAAATGGAGTGCAGCTGATGAATGGTGCAAAGATAGAAAAATTGAATTCAAAGTCATTACTGAGGATAATTTATTTAACTAATGGATAAAGGTTTCGGTAAATATATTGGAGGAACACCTCCAAGAATCATACAACTTAAAAAAAGAATCAGAGGACTTACAGATGCTGATTCTATTATGATGGAGATTCTTAGTGTATTCAGAGAAACTGAATTTATACCAAAGGTGGGAAGATATTATACATTTATTTACATTGCAAAAACACCAAACTTAAGATTTGATGTTCATCCTTTAATTGCCTGTACTGATGTTCAACGTTGGGGATTTAAAGGATTTAATTTTCATTGGAATGAGATGAGAAATTATACTTGGATGGAAGTTGCTGGACCACTTCATATTGTAAACAATGAGGAGATTTCACATCTTAGACAAATTCCTTATGCAAGATTCCTGACTAAATAAATAAAAACTATTATAAATGTCTCATACTCTACAAAAAATTGAGATGATTAATCCTCTTGTAAATGAGGAGGGTGTTTGATGGCAACATATGGTTCTAGAGACAAAAACCCATTTAAAGTACCAACAACGTATAAAATAAATGGGGTCGATACTCCAAGCAATAACGGAAATACAAAGTATTATATATTAGTAGATTCTACTACTGGAGAAATTACAATTAAAAGTCCAACAGTAACTGGAGCTATTAGTGGAGCAGGGGCTGATCGAACAATTGGCGTAATTCCAAAAGATAATACATTTAAACCAACTCCAGGGTCTGCTACTGTAAATGAAATTAAATATTTTGAAAGTGCGGTTGGTCAAAAAGCAGTTAAAAATCACGGAGTAATTACTGCACAAAAAGCAGGAGCTAAAAATGCACAACAATTAATATTTCCAAATAGTGCAGCACCAAATCCAACCCCAACACCAACAACACCAACAACACCAACAACACCAGGACCAGATCAAAAAGAAACATTAACAGAAGAAGATTTAAATTTTAAAGAACAAATACAAGGAGATGGTAGAAAATCATATGATAATCTGATTTATCCAACATCGTTAAAAACAAACAAACAAGATTACATTAAATTTACTATATTTAATTATAAAGCGTCAAAACTTGATAAAAAAAGTGCAACAAGTCTTGTCCAAAACCCCTATATTGAAACAGAGTCTATTGGTTCTATAATATTACCAATTCAACCATCAATTTCAGATAGCAATGTTGTAGATTGGGGTGGTAAAGAATTAAGCCCTGTTGATATAGGATTACTTAGTTTATCAGATGCTGGTATGAAAGGATCTGTAGAACAAGCTACTGACATATTCAGGCAACTGGGGAATACTGTATTTACAAATGAAAATGTAAAAAAGGCTATTATTTTAAAATTGAAGGAAAGAGCACTCAATGTAGAAGGGTTACTTTCAAGATTTGGTGGAGCTATTGTAAATCCTAATCTTGAATTATTATTCCAAGGACCTACATTAAGACCTTTTAACTTTACTTTTAGATTATCTCCAAGAAGTGAAGGAGAAGCAACCCAAGTTAGAAGTATAATTAGAGCATTCAAAGAAGCAATGGCTCCTCAGGTATCTAAGGGAGGTTTATTTTTAGCAACACCAAGAGTCTTTAACATTTCATATCACACACCCGGAAAGGAAATGCATCCTTCAATTAATAGAATTAAAACTTGTGCTTTACAATCTTGTAATGTTGATTATACCCCAGATGGTTCTTATATGACTTTTAATGATGATAATAGAACAATGACTTCATATAATCTTACTTTACAGTTTTCAGAATTAGAACCAGTGACATCTAAAGACTATTTTGATAATAATAAACCAATCCCAGTTGACCATATAGGTTACTAAAATGTCATACCCATACTTCAGACAAGTTCCAGACTTTGATTATGTAAGCAGAGATTCAAATCAAAGACAAATCTCTGAATATGCAACAGTTAAGAATCTATTTCGTCGCGGAAAACTTCGTGAAGATATCTTTGGAGATTTATCATTCTTCACAAAATATAAAATCATTGGTGATGAGAGACCAGATAATGTAGCATATAAAATTTACAATGATGAAACTTTGGATTGGGTAATTCTTCTTTCAAATAATATTCTTAATATTCAAAGTGAGTGGCCTCTGCCACAATCGGTATTTGATAAAGTAATGCTTGAAAAGTATGGTTCATATGAAAATCTATATTCTGGAATTCATCATTATGAAACTAAAGAAATTCGAGATAGTTTAGGAAATATAATTTTACCTTCTGGTGTACGTGCTTCAAGTACCTGGAAGACTGGAAATGGATTTATTGCAAGTTATAAAACAAATGAAATTGCAAATGCTATCTATTCTCCATCTGATAAAACATTCTTATTTACTTTAAGTCAAGATGAAAATCTTCCTATCATTTCATCGGGAACAAAAATCATCATTAGTGGATTTGAGGAGGCTTCAGTAAATGGTACATTTACTGTGAATGAAGTATTTACAGATTCATCAAATCAAGTAAAAATTAAATTTGTAAATAATAATGATCTAGAAACCGAAATCTTTCCATTATCTGGAAAGGAGAAT